ACCCCGTTATGAATGTTCATAACCCGTCCATACTGCGTCCAAAAAATTGTGTTGAATGCCTCTGTATCAGTACCACCATTACCATTATCCACACGGGCAATATTTCTTTCTATCTGTATGGGCTTCTGTCCCACCATAGTCCCAGTCTGTAGGTTCGGGTCTGTGATAAGCGAGACGCCGTTGTAGTGGGACATACCTTCACGGACATATTGACCTTCAGCGCCGTCGCCCACAGCGATCCCCGTGTCGCCGGCGAAGCCATTTACTGTGTTTGCGCTCCAGCGGGGATTTACATATGCCCCAGCGGCAGACGAACCATCGCCCGCAACACCCTTTGATACGGCAGTATCCCAAGAATACTCGCTGTTTGCCACATTAATAGGAACACCCATCACAGCAGCCAGTTCGTCCTGCTGTCTGCTTTCACGCTCTACATCACGATTGAAAATACGCATATCGTTCACACGAAGATTATATGAACTCGGCAACCAAGATGCTCGTGATACATAGTCGCCCAACTGATTACTTTTCACAACTTTCCCGCCCTGCTGTTTTTGGTCGCACCAAGTGATATTTTTAACCTGCTTGCCCACCATACCAACTTCACGGGTAATACGCTGGGGATTTACTGTTGAAGCGGGGACTGTGGTAGTGGTCACTGCAACATCATCATACGGAATGGTGAGTCCCTGTGGCGACATTACAAGTTTAGCAACTTCCTCCATACGCCCATCATCACCATCATAGGTAAGATAATCTGCTAGAAACTTTACCTGAGTGGTCGCTACAGAAAGACCATATGATGCGGCGTGTCCTGCGGGGAAAAGCCCTATTGTGCCTTGTGTGTCCGGCCCTGTGTTGGGCTGCTCGTTAAAAGTAAGTTCAAGGACAACACGCTCGTTCATTAGGTAAAGCGGAAGCTGAAGGTTTTTCATTAGAGTTGGGAATAACTGAGATAGTTTGATTGTGCCGGTTGGAGTTGTGGTTTCATCAGCAGTAATTTTTTGAAAAGGCAAAGTGCCGCCGGTCTGCGGTGCGCCAATCGACCACTCACAACCCACCGGCTGATATTTCCCCGTGCCCTGATTATCCGGTTGACAACCATCTACGATTAGCTGCGAGTTAAAATCACGCCCAACCCTTTCCTCCTGTGTTTTAAACTGGTTTCTCATAGTGAAATATCTCGCATACTCGTCTGTCTGTGCGAGAACTACAGAACCACAACGGAGAAGGGCAGATTTAACTAAAGCGTGGACTCCTGTTTTCATAGGGAAATAAGCGGCGGCGGCAAGGCTGGCGGGCACAGCCTCACTAACAGCGGCAACTTGAACACACGAGTTTACATCTAATATACCACGCCGCTCAAAGACAAACCTCGCGTGGGTTTTGGAAATAGTTGCGGGGTCGAGTATATCAGTATGAATAGACATAGAACTTACGCTAGGAAGCGGTTTGAGTTTTAATACATCGGGAAGTACGGACATCTTATATAATTAAATAATATTTTAATTTCGTAATATCATTTAATTATTTCTAAATATATTGAGTTTTAATTTATAACCTGTATTCCTTGAGGAGAATATGCTAATACATTCTCTGCTAGAGTAAAGGTATAGAGCGACATAGGCGAATTACCATCAAGTGTCGATTTAACCCGAAGCCCGTAGTTTGTCCTAGAGTAATCAATACCAACCTTAAATGAGTCAGTTCTAACACCCAATCCATATACCTCTACTTTATCCGGCAGAGTGGGCGCAAGCACATCTACACCATCGATAAGTTGTGGACGAGTATCCAGTCCGGACTGAGTGGTCAAAGACATTAGTGAATGGTTCATATTCTCATATGGCTTAATGGAATTAATAAAAGTAGTTAGTATCTCTGTCTGTGGGCGGTCGCCAGTTTCAACTGTCCGGTCACGAATGGGATTCTCACGGGGGAAGTTAATACCTCCACGAGTAAAAGCGACTTCAGTCAAGTCAGCAACTGCGGTATAGCCACCAGTACCAGCATTTCTAAGATAAGATGTAGCATTACCATCTCTCGCCTGATTATTAATAAAGGTTGTGGGAAGGAAATTATGATGAACCGCTAAAACCTTTCTTGCGGCAAGATTTAATGACACAACTTGATCGCTAGAGTTTAGAACAGAATAGGTGTGATTTACAGAGTTATAAGTCAGTTCACCGCTTGTAGCATTACCCATCTGTGCCTGCCCATCTTCGTCGGGGACAAGCAAGTCATATGATAGTGTTACATTACGGAGTTCGTATGCTACGGGGTTTGCTACAGCAGTTAAAGCGGTGTTATTATCATACCAACCTGATAGTGCCTGAGCATCGGGAGACAACTCAAGCTGAATATGAAGTCCACGCAATCCGTTCATACCAAGTGGGAGGGGATTGCCTCCACTGAGGAGCCCACATCGTAGGGGCATAGAAACAGAAAATCCTTCATTCTGTGATTGTGCTGATACAAGAGAACGAGAAGAAGTGACGGACTGCTGGGCAACTCCAGTATCAAGGTCTGCTGCGGAATGAGTTGTGGGAAGCACACTTGCTAAATAACGGGGATACTCACGCACAACTTCTAAAGATTGGTTTTCCTGATTACTAATTGTAATCTGCTTAATACAAGCATTCGCACCGATGCGTCCATTAAAACAACCATTAGAAGCCGCGCGCCCACCGCCGCTAGTGCCTCCGTTATTTACAAGAACTCCGGTGCCGGTTTGTTTAATAGCAATATCCGCGTTTAGTCTAACGGAACTTCCCACTAGAAACTTGTTTTGCGAAGCAATCTCAAAATTAATAATTGGAAAACCACCACGAAACGAAAACGGCTGAGTTGGTGCGTTAAGAGCATCTATTTCGACTTTTTCTACGGCAACAATATTAGACATATTATAATATACTAAAAGATAATATAATAATTAATTATTTTAATTTACCGAATAACAACACTCCCACTCTTAGATATGTTAAGTCGGTTTAAACCACAAATTGTATGAACCATTAATTTAGATGTTGCGCCAGCACCATACTCCACCCGAAGTGCTAAATCCTGATTAGCAAGATTAGCAACCTGTCCATATTTTGATAGTCCTCTACCAATTAAAAACTTAACTCCGCCGGGATCGCTAGTGTCACGGACAGTATAGCCACAATTGGTCAGCGCCTTTTCTAGTTCAATTAGTGCTAGAGCATCGGGTTTACTTGGAGCCTGTGAAAGCCGATTAAGTTTCACATCACGCCCTGCTGGAACAAGCTGTCCACCCATTACATACTGATAATTTTGTGCGCCGTCGAGAAACCCTCTAAAACTATTGTCTAGCAAAGCGGCAGTTTGGTCTGCTAAACACGGACGAGAAAGAATAGAATATGCTCTTGTTTGCTCTGCGTTAATATTGCTTGTAGTCATTCCCGCTGTCGCAATAATATTGTTTTTGTATGTGGTATAAGTTTTATAATCAAAGTTCAATCCTTTATCGCTTCCCACCTGCGACATCATAGCATTTACATAAGCCGCTGGGGGCTGGACAGTTTCGGTAATCATCTCTAAATTACTGATAGTCCAATCGATGCCGGGCGTAGTTATACCAGCGTCGGTGTATGTTTGAGTTGTCATACGATCTTCGGCATTTACATACACCCTTGATGCTAGAGTTGTATAACCAACCGCACCGCCGCCCGCCGCCGGAATAAAACCAACCAAGCCTACACCAGTTGCGCGGTTTGGTCTATAACTTACTAAAATTGATGCGTCACCAGCATCGTCGTTTGCCTGCGCGAACTGCGTAATCACTCCAAGTTGTTCACCGGTGCTGTTGGGTTCGCCGTTTTCCTGAATATAAAGCATATCACCAATAAAAAGCCCCATGTTTTTTGCTTGTGCTGCGGGCATCGCCTCGCCGTCACCCGCCACCCGTGATGTCGCCGAGAGTTGAACGGTAAATATCCCAGCCGCGCCAGCAGCAGCAGCATCATCTCCAACCGCTTTTGTTGTAGTGTTTAAATAACCTTGGCTATAAGTTACGCCTTGATCGCTCCAGTACTGGAGTGTTTTGCGAACACTATCCAAAACCATCTGTGAGCGAACACCGGCCATAGCCGCAAGTGGGACAATTTTATCACCATTAAGTATTCCGGAGTTATATACTGGAATCATCATCGTTAGTTTTTTAGCCGCTGGGTTTGCTGTGCGGGGAAGCGCGGGTGGGTCTGCCCAATAAAGCTGATTGTTGCCGTCGGTGTTGATAGAGCGGCCCTCAAACATATTGCGTTTATCATTAATGCTGTCATTTCCGGTATACGCCCAACTATTCGCCACCTGCTGATTATAATCCTGTAAATACTCTAAAGTAGTTCCGCCATCACCAGTCCTAACAACCACATCACGAATCACCGAATGAATGCCCGCAGATGGACTGGGGCAGAACTTGCCGTTTCCCGCAAGCTGAAAATCAAACTTGAGAAAAGTTTTCTCGGGGTTTACAAAACCGAGATACTGGGGGATTAGCCAACGGATTTCACCGCCGGGTTTATAATCAATCTGTGATTCCGGCTTAATACTAACAGTTTTTGATGCTACGAATGCCTGATTTTCATTTGTCGCCCTATACATTATAATATTATACAAGATAAAAATATCATAATATTATCTTTTTAATTTACTAAATATTTTGATTATATTAAAAAGCGGACATACTGGCGGGTGTATCAACAACGCCATCAATACTTGGAAGAACTAAAGAATGTCTACTTACCGCTGTACTCACCGCCTCTTGTGGTGGGGGGTCGTGTGGTTTAGCGCTCGCGCTGTCAATTGCCTCGAAAATACCTAAACCAATTCCCGCAAGTAATCCAACCGGTCCAAGTACATCTCCGGCAAGACCAATTGCTGTTTCTGTCCCCGCTCCTAAAGCAACTGATGAACCGACTTCCGCACCTTCTGTTGCCGTCGCTGCTGTGTCGGCAATATCTGCTGTGTCTGCCCCTGCTTCGCTTGCCCCCGCTTCGCTTGCCCCCGCTTCG